GTTACTTGGAGTTGTTCCCCAAAGCTCTCAGTTTCAGGAGAACCTTGGGAGACTGCTATTAAGCCTGAAGTGGCTAGTGATTATGCTGGTGTGGACGGCAGTGACATGTACTTTAAGTTTGTGGTTGCTGACGAAACTGATATTGATGAAGCTGGCAGAGCAGTCAGTGAGTATCGGGCAAATGGGATTTCATGCCCTGTGTATCTCATGCCGTTGGGCGGCAGGAGTGAAGAATATGTTCTCAATGTCCAAGAAGTCGCAAGACTCTGCATGGAAAGAGGTTGGCGGTTTACACCCAGACTACATATCAGCCTCTTCGGCAACGCCTGGGGTACCTAATACACCACTTGAACGTGCTATGAAAGCACCAATTGACCTAGATAAACTACGTAACAAAGGACTTTAAATGGCACTGGCAACTGAAATAAAAGACTGGATTAAAACCTACTGTAAAGAACACAACATTCAACAGTTGGTTGTTGGAGTTTCAGGCGGCATAGATAGTGCAGTGGTTAGTACACTGTGTTCAATGACTGGCATACCTACTCTTGCATTGGTTATGCCCATTAGACAAAAGCAAGAGCAAACTGACCTAGGTGTTGATCATTGTATTTGGCTAGGCGAAAATTATATGAATGCTAGTTTTGAAATGATTGATCTAACTCCGGTATTTGAAAAATTTGAAGACCTGTTTCAGTTTCCAAAAAATGAACTAGCATTGGCAAACTCACGTGCTAGATTGAGAATGATGACATTGTATCAAAAGGCACAAACATTTGGTGGCATAGTTGTTGGTACAGGAAACAAAGTTGAAGATTTTGGTGTTGGCTTTTATACAAAATATGGAGACGGTGGAGTTGACATTTCACCTATTGCAGATTTATACAAAACAGAAGTATGGCAACTCGGAAGAGATCTTGGAATTGACCAACGTATTATTGATGCTCAACCAACTGATGGTTTGTGGGAGGATGGTAGAACTGACCAAGATCAATTAGGAGGACTTTCATATGAACAGATGGAAAGAGCAATGCAACTTGATGACCTAAATGCACTTGCAGTAGGTCCTGAAGTAGAATCATTGGAAAAATATCGAGAACTTAGAGCGAAAAATCTACATAAAATGCAACCTATACCGGTTTTTAAAAAAAAGAGGTAGAACATGTTTGATAAGATAAAAAAATTTTTAAGCAAAGAACACTTTGAACCAGAAAAAACCAAACCAAGATCAAAGAAGAAATCACCTAAAGAAATAGCTACTGCTAAAGGTGAACCCTATGTTTCAATCTTAAGCATGGAAATTGAACCAGATAATATTAATAATGGTGCATTTGAACTAGATTGGAACGAGAAGTTTATTGCAAACTTAGTACGTGCTGGATATCAACAAAAGCCAAATGAAGAAGAGCATGTGATAGTCGATCGTTGGTTTCAAACTGTTTGTCGCAATGTTGCACTAGAAACATACGAACAAGCACAAGCTGATCCTGAAGTACGTTATACACAGAGTCGTGATCTTGGCAACGGTTATACCGAAGTAAAATAATGATTTTATATGCCAACGGTGATAGTCATACACTAGGTGCAATGAAAGATAAAGCACAAGGAAAATCTTTCATTGACCTACTGGTTGACGAATTCCAAGTGTCAGTACATAATGACGCAGAGGCTGCATCAAGTGTAACACGTATCATTCGTACGACTAAAGAATACATTGCAAACAACCCAACCAGTGACACTTTCGTATTAATTGGTTTTGGAACTTGGGAACGCGAAGAATGGGAGTACAACGGAGAATTTTATAATATCATGCAAGGTTGGTACAAACATCTTCCTCCTAGATTACTTGAACGTTATCACAATTGGATAGCTACACAGGACTCTGACTCACTTACTTCAAAGTCAAAACAATGCCATAAAGATATTCACCAATTACATCAACACCTAACTCAACAAGGCATTCCGCATTTATTTTTTAATTGTATGTATAATTTTTTACATAGAATGGACAAACCAATTGAATGGGGAAAACGTTATATTGGACCATACGAAAACAATAAAAGTTTCTATTGGTATCTTAAAAACAATGGATTTGAATCCGATCATTGGCACCATTTTGATGAACATGCACATGCTTTATGGGCAAAATATTTAATTAATCACATAAAAGAAAATAAACTAATATGATACTTTATGTAAACGGAGACTCACACACTGCAGCCGCCGAATGTGTGAATAATCATGCTTTTGCAGAAGATGATCCACAGTACTGGATGATGGGTAGAGTGCCACATCCTGATAACATTGCACATTCATGGGGTAAACTACTAAGCAATAGATTAAACTGCGGTTTCAAATGTGAGGCTGAAAGTGCGAGTTCTAACGATCGTATTATGAGAATTACACGTCGTTGGCTAGAACAACAAGCACACGATATATATAGAACACTTTTTGTTATTCAATGGAGCACTTGGGAAAGAGAAGAATGGCTGATAGATGGAGAATACTATCAGGTTAATGCATCAGGCATAGATGATGTTCCAGAGAGTCATAAACAAAAATACAAAGAATATATTGCAAACCTTGATTGGCAAGCAAAAACATTCGAAGCACACGATAAAATTTGGCAATTTCATCAAGAATTAAAAAATATAGGCGCAAAGCATATTTTTTTCAATGGCAACACCGACTTTAGTATCATTGAACAAAAGCAGGATTGGGGATCAAGTTATATTGAACCATACAATCCTATGTGTACATTCAATCATGTTGTGTCGCAAAAGTGTGAAACTGTAAGTCCTACAAGCTATCACTACGGAGTTGATGGTCATAGAACTTGGGCACAATACATAACAAAATATATTGTTGACAATCGTTTGGTATAGTGTTATAATTAGTACATTATATACAAAAGGAATCGTATGAAGTATCTATTGATTGACACTGCTAACATGTTTTTCCGTGCTAGACACGTTGCATTTCGTGCAACTGATCCCTGGGAAAAAGTAGGTTATGCACTGCACATAAGCATGGCAGCTATCAACAAGGTGGCAAAAAAGTTTGACACAGATCATGTGGTGTTTTGTTTAGAAGGTCGTTCATGGAGAAAAGATTACTACAAGCCATATAAAGCAAATCGCAGTGAAGCAAGAGCCGCACTTACAGAACGTGAACAAGAAGAAGAACAATTATTCTGGGATACATTTGATGACTTCAATCAGTATCTACGTGAAAAAACAAATTGCAGTGTTCTCCGTGATGGTGATGCAGAAGCAGATGATCTTATAGCACGTTGGATTGATCTACATCCTGCAGATGAACATGTTATTATCAGTTCAGACAGTGACTTTTATCAACTGTTGGCTGATAATGTAAAACAGTTTAATGGAATCACTGATCAGTTAATTACCATCGAAGGCATATTTGATGCCAAAGGCAAGCCAGTAATAGATAAAAAAACAAAACTTCCCAAAGAAGTACCCGATCCTGAATGGTTGTTGTTTGAAAAGTGCATGAGAGGCGATAGCAGTGACAATGTGTTTAGTGCTTTTCCTGGTGTACGTAAGAAAGGTACCAAAAACAAAGTTGGACTACTAGAAGCATTTGCAGATAGATCTAGCAAAGGATATGCTTGGAACAACATGATGTTACAACGTTGGACTGATCATGAAGGCAAAGAACACAGAGTATTAGATGACTACAACAGAAACAGACAGTTAATAGATCTAAAACAACAACCTGAAGAAATTAAACAAAGAGTTGATAATTTTATACGTGAACAAATAACCAACAAAGATGTTGGACAAGTGGGATCAAAGTTCCTGAAATTTTGCGGTAAATACGAGTTGAATAGACTTAGCGAAAATGCAGAACAATATGGACGTTGGTTGAATCAAACATACCAAGGAGTATTACAAAAATGACAGACACAATTGCAAAGCCTATAGTCAATGGCAAGTTTTGGGTATTACAAAAGGATAACCAAAAAATTGGCTCAGTTGAAAAAACTCCAACAGGTTATTTTTTAAAAACAAATCAAGGCTCAAGTCGTTTTAAAACTGTAAAAAGTCTACGTGATGTTACTAAAATAAACTTTGACAATGTACTCGAACGTGTCAAATATCCAGAGAATCAAGTAAATCGATTTCCAACAGATTGTAAGCCTTACAATGGTGTATGGGATATTAATCAACGTTTGCCAATCTATACCAAAGAAAAGAAAAGCAAAAGTTGGTACGCTGCTGGATACTATATGGTTACAATCAATCGCAAAACCAAGGTAATGTTCTGTCCTAAACTTATAATACTAGACCGCTATGGTTATGTTGGTCCAGTAAGAGAACCAGATGGATTCTACTACAAGTGAGTGGATTGTATATACGAAAATTTATTGATAGAGTTGCACAATGTGATGCAACCAATGCTAAAGATTTTGTTTGGACAATGCAAGATGCAAAGAATCTACATGGTGATATAACCAAACTTCTTCTTGATATAGATCTACTGCAAAAACAACAGAGTTTAAAACAACCAGATAGTATAGAAGTAGACGGTGGAACCTGGTAATTAACTAAGCCGTTAACAAGTTATCTACGTAGTTTATCATAAATAACTATGGAGATAATGAACATGGCAAGACCAAAACCTCAAATATTAGTTGAAGTTACAGACAAAGTAACATATAAAACTGAACAGGTATTGGCCAGCGAAGGTATATGGGCAGTATATTTTGATGGGAAACCTATCAATCTAAAAACGTCTAACATGCTGGTGCAGTATCCTGGACCAAAATATAAAAAAGTAAGTTTTTCTAACCCTGGACATGCAATAAGTTTAGCAAAAAAACTAAATTCACAATTTAAAACAGATAAATTCAGTGTTGTGCGTCTAAGCAAAGGAGAAACTGTTTACTCCAATGAGAAATAAAGACGTCCTAACTCGTCACATTATTTCGTTATTAGGAGAAGACAAACCAGAATACAAATCTGCCCTACATTCTTGGTGGTATAACACACGAGAAAATGGTGGAATGCGACTGACTTCCACTGGGTTTGCAGTTTTAAGTAAACTTAAATTTGAATATTGGGATTATGTGTTACCAGATAACTTTGCACGTAAGAACAAAAGAGTCCTACTCGGACTTGATCGTAAACTACAATTTCCATATTACTATGGACAAAAACGTTTGAGCTTTTTTGGGTCACAAGAAGCAATGATGGCCAATCTTACAGGTGATTTAGAATCATGGTTGACAAATAATTTTTGATATCTTTTTGGCTATAGCAGTGTGTCCTTGAATCAAAGGATGTCCTCCTGATCCTTTGTCAAAACCTTCACACATTTCTACTAAGGTTCCAATATAGTTAGAGCAGTAACTGATACCACAATCCCAAGGACCTAAAAAGTAGTTTTCGCATTTTATATAACTTTCTAGCATGCGGACCTGTGTATGAAATTTATTTTCAGCCCATTCTTCATTCCAATCAGAAAATTGTTGTGGAGTTTTAGTTGGTGTAAAATGTTCCCAGTTACGTTCAAACCTGTTTGGTGTTGTGAAAGCAACAATCACCAATGTAGGATCATATTCATCGATAGCATT